TGTGGGGAGTTTTTAACAATCAAACGCTCCCATACTCTTCCACTATCTCCTAACATAATCTTTTCGGAGTACGCCTTGGTCGGTGCGAACGCTCCAGTATACACTCCTCCAGACCAGCCACAGCCATAAAATTCGACCTCTGCCTGATAACCTTTCTTCTTTGATTCAAGAATAATGCTACCGTTACCAATATCGAAGTTTGCTTTGTTGTTGGCATCCGAGTAAGTATTTACAACAAAAGAATCGTCAACAGCTCCGGCTATACAGCTTCCAGAAGAACTTGATGTCTCCAATACAGATTCGTGGACACCTTTAATATCTACATATTCGCTCTGGATTGACAGAGCCGCATTGCCGGATTTTGTTTCAACCAAAATCTTACCGACACCACCACATAACTCAATAACCGCATCTTTTGCGTTCTTTCCAAGCTGGATCAACTTATCACCATAATATGCGAGTGTCGTTCCTGCCCGGTTAAGAATCTCAAATGCTGATGCTGAAATCTTAGTCCGATAGCCAGACCAAGATCCGCTGGTTTTATTTCCAACTTCCAATCCGGTCCCATCAGTAAACTGCATAAAGTTGGTGGCTGTTTTTGCTGCTTGTAAAGGATTCGCATTAATTGAACCAGATGGTAAAGAAGCTAATTTGGTTGATGTCCACGTCACTGTATATGGACCAGAACCTTGAGTATAGTTAAATACTCTCAGCTGTCCATACGGTTCACTTAATCTTGTTATAAGGCCCCACGTTGAAGTAGTCTTTTTATAAATCCATAACGACCATCCGCCTGAAGATCTTAGGAAATCCAATCCAGGATCTGAGTTATTTGCAGAGATAAAACTAAACTGGACATCTGTTGTCTCAAAACCTCTGCCACCAAGTTTAAATGTTGTTGGCTGATTTGCATACGAACCTGTGATCTTTATTGTAGCAAATTCGACATAAAGATTTGACTCACCGTTTCCATTTACCGTATGCACTACCTGATTTGCGTCCTTACCTGCAGCGCCCTGTGGACCTTGAGGACCTGTTGCGCCGGTTGCACCTTTATCTCCCTGAGGACCTTTATCGCCTTTTACACCTTGAGGACCTTGTGGTCCCTGAGGACCAGTTACACAAACGGCTGTAGTGGTTGTAGTCGTTTTATCTGTATACGTGATAACCGATCTCGTCCAGATATATTTACCGTTTTCCCAACCAGGATATGTGGTACCCCATGATCCACCGGAAAGAGCTGTTGCTGATGTGGATTTGTAGTACTGTTCAACTATCGATGATACACCTTTACCTGCAACTCCGGTAGCTCCTGTTGCACCATTTATTCCGCTTATGAGTCCAGTATAATATCCACTTACTGAATGATTAATTACAATGGAAGTGATTTTAAATCCTACAATTAAAACTTGATCGACATCCTTAGCGTGAAATTTGATGTAAACAAGGTCTCCAACATTCATATCAGATGCGTTTTTAAATGTACTCCAACTATCAGTATGATCTTTATCGCAATATGCTTTCCACCAATCCGTTGATGACGCATTAAATATACTATTTCTTTCTGCAATCACGACTTTATTTCCAGTCTCACCCTTAGCACCGGCAATGCAGACTCCATTTTGATTTGGAGAGTATGTTTTATTACCCGCTCCATCCGTTGTTATCGTACGGCTCCACATATACTTTCCATTAACCCATGTCGGCGCTGTCGTCGACCATGATCCACCAGAAAGTGATGTTGCCGATGTTGAAAGATAATACTCAACATCAACAAAAGATACATAATCCTCTGGAGCTGGTGTCCAGTCCGTGGCCATATTGCCTTCTTCTAATTTTTCCCATTGAAAAGTAAGTGTTCCGGTGCCAGTAACGCCTAGACCTAATCTCGGAATTATAACACTTCTCGTGCTATTTCCACCTTTAGGTATCGTATATGTAACCCAATATTTTGTCATTGTAGTAGTAAGAACGAAGTCGCACAAACCATCGCAGGCGGTTGATCTTTGTCCTTGACTGCCAACTACAGAAATAATATTTGACGGATTATAAAAATGCACTCGTATTTTATCGCCATTGACAGATGACTTTGCCCAGAAGGATAATGTATATACATTTCCATTTAGTAAGACCGTTGTTTTCCATGAGCATTTATCAGCATATCCCGATGTTGGATAGGTATACGTTATGGGAGATTTATGTGTTCCCACCAATAAATTTCTTCCGCCGACGACAATTCCTTCCGGTGTGCTGCCGACGTTGTAAGCAGTTGAAGTTGTATTATCCGTATAGGTGATGATCGTACGAGTCCAGAAATATGGTTTGTCCGCACTTGTCGCCGGAGGAGTTGCTGACCATACTCCAGTAGGGATCGTAGTTCCAGACGAACTTGCCTGATATGTTACTGCAGTAGATTTAACGCCTTTTCCACTTGCACCCGTATCACCCTTATCACCTTTTGCTCCCGTCTCGCCCTTGATTTTCGCCCAGCTATAGGCGCTAACATTGGTCGGATCGTTCTGTGTGTAATCTACACATGTTCCAATGTAAGTTCCACTATCTTCGCCGCTGTTTCCGGTAAATGTCTTTCCACCGTCATTCGAATACTTAATGTGCAGATACGACGTTCTTCCGTTTACTCCATTTGTTCCCGGAATACCCTGCGTTCCCTTTTCACCTTGGATGCCTTGGAACCTTGACCACGTATATTTTGCAGGATCTGCTGAATCTGCTGCCGTAAAATCCACATACGTTCCAATATACGTATTGGGTACTTCTGTCATCTGGCTTGCTGTCGGGTTAGATACTGCAGCGTATTTGATGTGGAAGTACGTTGTTGAACCGTTCTTTCCGTCTTTCCCGGGAATGCCCTGCTCTCCTTTTTCTCCCTGTATTCCCTGCAAACCCTGCGTTCCCTGCGGCCCCTGAATCTTCGTCCATTTGTACTTCGTTGGTTCCGTGGAATCAGCCTTGGTATAATCTGTGTACACGCCAATGTACGTTTTTCCTGCCGAATTCGAAACAGAAAATCCTGTCTTCCCGTCTGCGCTATTGGCGTATGCGACATGCAGATACGGCGTTTTTCCGTCTGTTCCCGGCTTGCCCTGGATTCCCTGTGTACCATCTGCGCCTTTGATTTTCGACCAGCTGTATTTTGCCGGATCCGTGCTGTCTGCTGCTGTAAAATCCACATACATTCCGACGTAATCACGAGCCGCATCAGATACGGAAAATCCAACTTTTCCATCGGAACTGTTCGCATAAGCAATATGCGTGTACTGTGTTTTTCCGTCCGCGCCCTTTTCACCCTGAATGCCCTGGTCTCCCTTTTCTCCCTGGATTCCCTGCAATCCCTGCGTTCCCGGATCTCCTTTGTCGCCTTTTGGTCCCTGGAACTTCGTCCACCGGTATTTTGCCGGATTCGTGCTGTCTTCTTTTGCGAAATCCACGTATTGTCCGATATAAGTCTTATCTACGCTGTTCGTTGTAGAAAATCCGGACTTTCCGTCCGCGCTGATTGCATAGGCTATATGCAGGTAGCTGGTCTCACCATTGGTTCCATTTACACCCGGAATTCCGTCCGCTCCATCTTCTCCGTCATCTCCCTGGAACTGTCTCCAAGTATACTTCGTTGGATCCGTACTGTCTTCAAATGTAAAATCCGTATACGTTCCAATATATTTTCCAGTGTCCTTCCTCAGCTGGCTTGCTGCAGGGTTTAAGACGTCCGCGTATCTTACGTGGAAAAAGCTTGTCAGGCCGTCTTTTCCCGGTGCTCCTGCGATTCCCTGATCGCCAGCAACCTTTACCCAACTGTAAATGCCTGGGTCTGTCAACGCAGGCTGTTTTGTCGTCTGGTTATAGGCAATGCCCATATATTTTTTCCCACTTGAGTTAAGTGAAATTCCGCTGCCTGTTTCTGAATCGCCAAAAACAACCCAGGTATAAAACGTCCGGTTCTGTGCCAGTTTTTCGAACTGAGCAGCCAGTTCCACCATTTTATCTGATATACCGCTTGATTTTGCCTTGTAATCTCCAAGCGTAGCGGTATATTCATCGTTCGCAGCTGAAGACTCCAGCTTCATGATACGTGCCGACAAATATAGTTCTCCTGCATCGTCCACGACGTTCACTGTATCACCAATCCGGATTCCATCCGGCAGATACGCAAGTTCAACCTCATAGGATACCGCTGCATCATAGATCTTTTTCAGCTTTGAAACTGCCCGGTTGCAGAGTTCTGACTGACTGGTGGTATCGTAGGAATATGACTGGACAATATGCCCTGTTCCATTTCCCTTTTCAGACAGATACCTGCTCCATTTTGCCACAGCACTCCTGGAATACAGCGTGCTGCCGGATAAATAGATGTCGCCATCATCGTATTTGTATCCCTTTAAAGTGATTGGCGTCTCGCTTTCCTCCGGATAACCTCCTGTAACGGACAGTGCAGTCGCCAGATCTTCCACAGAACTCTTTACAATGATATTGTTGATCTCCCGATTGATCCGCAGCTCCCTGCCGCTGTCTGTTCCCCGTTTTTTATGTAGATTGATATACTTGTGCCGGATCCGCAGCCGATCGATCTCAAAACTGTACGATACCTCCGCGTCAAACTGTGTGGCAACACTCAGAATTCTCTCCGAAGCTGTTGTTTCCCCCTCCCAGGACAGTTTTCTGTTCAGATTGCTGACCTCGTTCAGTCCTACTTCAAAACCGGAATCGTAGCTGAATTTCTCAACGTAATAGCTCGCCGGGTATGCTTTGTCGGCCGCATAGGCTCCAACCGTTTCATTCAGTAGATCCATTCCTGCGTCTTCTGCATAAATTTCGACTTCCTGTTTAAAAACATTCTCCTCACTGGTAATGATGGTATAGAATTCCTCTTCCTCTCCATTCTTTCGGAGAATGTAATTTCCGACTGCCCCATACCGAGAAGCTTCTTTTCTCGTTTTTTCTGTATAATTCAGTGTAAATTCAAGTGTTGCAACACCAGCTTCTACTTCTTCCGTTTTCAGGTCATCTGAAACTCTCAGCCCTTCCGGAAGATGTGTACTCGCCTGCCCCAGAACATTCATATGTCGGTCCGCAAAATATAAAATCATAGAAACACCTCCCTGTATTTCATTGTGTATGTTGGCTGTGTTGCCCAGTCCGATGCAATGCATTGGATCTGATTCATTCCAGGCTGCAGGCAAAAGTTCTCCCAATCGTTGCCCAACGCACCAAGATCCTGTCTCGGAAGTCCCTGTAACATGACCTCTCCATTGCTACAGTCAGCTGTCAAAACCTGATTTACCGAAAATTTATTCGGAATATCACGCCATTTTTCTACATTGTCAATTCTCACGAAGATGCCGCGGAAATAATTTCTGGTGACAAGCTGATTTCCTGTATTTCGACTTCCCCACTGTCCCAAATACAATTTCACTGTTGCCACTTTCACATTTTTTAATTCTGGAACTGTAAATTCCGGATAACTGCCCTTCCAGAAAAAACGTATTTTCTCTCCATGTTTCATCATGTCGCTTGCGCCATACGTTTGGCTGTATGGGTTTGCATCTTTTCGATGGCAAGGTTCAAAAGTATATGTTTTGACGATACGCGGGTTGTTTCCACCTACCCACATATTCATGTGCGCTGTGTTTCCGATCGTATCGGTTTTGTATATCTCCTGGCAGCAGATCATTTTTCCGTTCGCATCGCAGAAAGCAATCGCCTGGCAGCCCGTCTGCCCCATAAGACCAGTTTCAAACCAGCTGTTCATGTAACAATAGAGGTGCGTCGCTCCCTTTGCTCCATTGGAATCTACCACATCAATAGATTTCATAGCTCCATTCCAGCCGTTTGTGTTTGGACTTACATATCCACTGCTGGCCAGATACAGACCTTTGATGCTGTCTACGCTCATGACACCCAGCTTTCCAGCCGTCTTGCTGTTACTGTATAAGAAGTTGCTCCCTGTATCATCTTTCCACGCCGCATCCTGTGACCAGACATATTGGTCAGCATAGCTTGTTATCAGTTCGCTTTTTTTGTATGTTTCTCCGTTCAACTCATCCGGATCACCGAACTGAAGAATTTTCTTGGAGTCATTTACAAAACCTACTACTCCATTTTCACTGTGCATTACTGCCTGAAGCTTTGGAAAGGCCCGATAAGTGCCGTTGTACGACACAATGAACGTTTTTCCGTCATCCGCAGTCGGATTCACCGTAAATTCTTCCACCGAATACTTGAATGGATCCGCGCAGTAAAATTCCAGCTCCGCAGTGATCGCATTTCTTCCCGCCGGCACTTCACTCGTTCCCTGCTTTGTTCCGATATAATATTTGTCCGGTTCATCTGCAAAAATAAGGGTTGCCTGTTCTGCATCCAGAAGAGCATTCAGTTTGTTGTAAGCACTGCGAAAAGCTGCATTATCTTTGGCTACCAGCTGATATCCCACCACAATAGTCCTTGGCTGATAACGCTTTCGTCGATACTTTGTACCGTCAGACACGCCTGTTTCCAGATCTGTAATCTCCGTACCCAAAATTTCCCGGCCGGACACATAAAGTGTCCGATAGCCGGGAATTACGTTCTCAAGATAACTTCCATTAAACATGAGAGCCTCCGAAGGCAGGTTCTGCCCTGGGTATCGCTCTGTGGTATCTACAAAGTTATACATTAGTTCTCCTGCCTTTCTTTCGGTTCTCCCTTGTCTCCTGTTTCTCAATTTCTTCTCGTGTATACGTTGCAGTCGCTTTTCCAATCTCTCTTCCGTCCAGATTAACCGGTACGTAGATGGTATACTTTCCGCTGCTGCTGTACTGGTAACTGTCGTTCAGATCTTCATAGCCTGTTCTAAGGCTCATCCCGATTTCCGGCACAGGTGCAAGCTCTGGAATTTGTATCAGTTCCATAGTTGCCTGTTTTGCTTCCTGGACATGATCCATAAGCCCGTTGATCCAGCCGATTCCAAAATAACTACCAAGCTTATCCGCAACCCGTGACGGACTGTGAATCTGTGCTTTCGCGCGGATTGCCGCCTCTGCAGCAGCCGCAAGCTGTGCCGCCACTGCTCTTACATAGCCAACCTGACTTGCCATACCGTTAGCGAGACCCATTCCGATGTAAGCGCCGTAAGAATAAGTGTTTATATTGCTCAAAGGCGCCTTTGCCGCATTTGCAAGTGCGCGTGATGCACTCGTTACAGTACTGTTTTTTGACCGGATTCCGTTTGCCATACTGTTTCCAACGCTCTGTCCACTGCGAAGTGCCGCCGGTTCTGTCGTTTTCAGAGCGGCATTCACTGCTTTTGAAACATTTTTAGCGCTGGAGACTGCTTTCGTTCCGCCACTCGAAATTGTGCTTGAAAAATTGCTCATTGATGTGGACGCAATATTGTTCAATGGTTTCAACCCAGTATCCATGCTCTCTGTAACTGCTGTTCCTGCGCTCGTGCCCGCTGAGGTCAAAGCTCCGCTGCCTCTATTGATGCCGGATGTAATCGCGTTGATTGCTGTGTCGCCTATACTGCTGGCGGACGCAGCAACGCTTCCGATTCCAGACTGAATTCCGGCCGCCGTACTGCTTGCCGCAGTATTCCCGAGTGCATTCGCCGCGCTGGATACCTGCGAGCTTCCGGCATTAATTCCAGATGCTGCACCAGACGTTACACTCTTGCCGCCTTTTTCTCCTCCAGCGCACCAATCGCTGATATCGCCAAAGAACTTTCCAATTTTTCCACCAAACTTGGAAAGCCCACCGAAGATTCCTTCTCCAATGGCCAACACTACCTGCTTTCCGACTTCCAGCCAGTCTGTCGCCATAATTGTGTCAATCATAGCAGACAGCACCTGCGGCAATGCTTTCAAAAGCTGTGGAATCGCACCTATAATTCCCTGTGCCAATGTTCCGATAATCTGAGCTGCTGTCATCAAAATTGTAGGAAGATTCTGTAAAATTCCCTGTACAAAAGAACTTAGTGATTGAATTGCAGCATCAATCAGTGATGGTAAATTCTCAGTAATTCCTTGTGCCAGTGCCAGTAAAAGCTGCATGCCAGTCATAATGAGCTGTGGTAGTGCAGAAGCAATTCCTGTAATAAGCGTTGTTACCATATTGACTGCTGATGGAATCAGTTCCGGAAGGGCACTGATCAAGCCGGATACAAGAGATTGAACCAGCGTTACTCCGCCCGCAATCAAAGCTGGCAGATTGGCCGTAATCGTATCCAGCAATTCAGAAACCAGATGTCCGCCCTGCTGAATGAGCTCCGGCAGCCTGCTTGTTATTCCGTTGACCAGGTTCGTGATAAACTGAGGTCCTCGTGTCTGCGCCAGCTGTAAAATACTGTCAATCTGCGATCCAAAAGTCTGATAGAGCAGTCCAAGTCCGGCGAGCACGACAGCAATCAGTGCCGCCGGCATCAGTGCCTTCATAGCAAGACCCATGATCTGGGTCAGACCGCTAAACATTTTTGATCCTACACCAAAAATCAATTTTCCAACCGTCTGTACGGTTGATGTAACTGTCTGTGCAACTTTTCCACCCAATGCTCCAATTTTCTGTATCCCATTAGCACCATCTAAAGTGGCGGCATCCAGAATATCTTTAAATGGATTTTTTATTTTTCCAACTGCGGACTGTAATATTCCACCAAGCTTCGAATTGCCAAACGCCTTTCCAAGGCTTTTTCCGGCATTTTTTGCCCATTGCGGCACCTCTTTCAAGGTTCCGTTTATCCCCCCAATACCCGTAGAAACCAGTTTCCATGTATTACCCTGAAAGAAATCACTTGCTTTGGTAACAATACCCAAAGCTCCAAGAACCGCTCCAAGAGCCTTTACCTTCTCCCCGGTTCCATCCAGAATACCTCCAATTTCTTTCAATCCGCCTTCCAGACCACCATCTTTAAACGCAGATCCAAGATTTTGAATCCACTGGATTGCTTTTTCAATGTACTTTCCATCGGATAACTTTTGATTAAGATTATTTATCACGGAAATAGCATTTTCCGCAAAACCTTTAAGGCTTTCACTTGCCTGTTCGAAAGCTGTAATTCCAAGTCCTTCCATTCCAGACTTAAGTTCATCAACAGCTCCCTGCAAGTTATCCATTTTGATTCCAGCCATTTTCTCGGCAGAACCAGCTGCATTATTGATCGCATCGGAAAGTTTATTAAAATCTTCATCACTTGCATTTGCAATCGCCAAAAGTCCAGACATTGCTTCCTGACCGCCAAGCATAGCTGCATAGGAGGCCTTTTCATCCTCTGTCATCCCTTGCATGCTTTTTCGCATGTCTTTCATGACCTCTCCAAAAGACTTCATATTTCCATTGGTATCAGTAAGACTAAGACCCAATACAGACATTGCCATGCTGGATTCTTCCGTTGGCTTTGCCATACGCGTAATAGTAGAGCGGAGGGCCGTACCGGCGGCGCTTCCTTTGATGGAACTATTCGCCATAAGGCCAGTGGCAAGAGAAATGTCCTGAATCGAGTAGCCCATTGCGCCAGCTACGGAACCGACATATTTAAAGGTTTCACCCATCAAATCGACATTCGTATTTGCATTTGCAGAAGCAGCTGCCAATACATCAGCAAATTCTCCACTGTCTTTAGCCTGTTTTCCAAATGCTGTCAAGGCATCCGTCACAATATCCGACGTTCTTGCCAGATCACTGCCAGATGCTGCGGCCAGATTCATGATTCCGTCAATACCAGAAAGCATGTCCGCAGTTTTCCATCCGGCCATCGCCATATACTCCATTGCATTAGCCGCTTCTGTAGCTGTATATTTCGTGCTTGCGCCCATTTCTTTAGCTTTTTTAGACAAACTCTCAAAATTTGTTCCTGTAGCTCCAGAAATGGCCGCCACGGAAGACATCGCATTTTCAAAGCTCATACCTGCGCTTACTGCACTTGTTGTCACACTTTTAAGTGCGCTCCCGACAGCTGTAACTGCCTTACCTCCAATCGCCGCCATTGCGCCGAATCCAAGTCCGCTGGATATGGTACCGCGCAGCCGTTCTGCTGTATCGCTACACGATTTCATCGTCGAAGAGAAATTGTTATCTACCGCCGATAAAACTGCTTTCACACTATAAGACTCTGCCGTTTTCACCATCTCCTTTCCGAATCAGTTTTGAAATTCCAGTAAAGCGAGGGTCTGTCCTTTTTGCTCTGTGTTTTTTCAAATTTTCAAGTTCCCGTTCATAATCGAAGAATTTCCGGAACTTTTTATAGACCGGAACCGTCTTTTTACCGGCTTTACGCTCTGCACGCACAGCGAAATCAAGATACGCCTGCCTGTGCGCTGCGAAATTTTGATCAAACATTTTCAATCCCAGAGCCTCCATCATGACGTTATACTGAGCTACCGTCAGCTGATCCACTTGTTCGAATGATGTAAAATTGAAGTACCGGAAGCAGTTTACCGCAACATCATGATAAATTTTCTGAAAATCTACTGTTCCTTCTTGCTCTGCGCTTTTTTCTGGAATTCTTCCAGAGTCTTTTTCAGCGTCTCCTGACGTTCCTTCTCCTCCGCCACTGCTTTCTCGATTTCTGCAACCGTCTTCTTCGTAGCATTGGCTGTCTTTAAGAAACCCAGCGTATCCTCGAAAAGTTTATCAATATCCGTTTCTGGGTCATCAATATACCCGTCCAGCTGGTCTCTTGTCACTCTCGGATTCTGCCCATTGTTTGCCGCATCCAGCAGGTCTACAAGGACTTCTATGTCGCCGTCCATGATTTCTGCAACTGCGTATTTCAGACCGATATTCTTTCTAACATCTTTGACTCCGTCAACCGGCATGCTTACCTTCTTGTTCATTTCTCTCATGAATCCCATGCCAAAATTAAACTGATACACCTGTCCATTGATTGTAAGTTCCATATCGTTTTTCTCCTTTACTTTTCAAAAAGAGGACGATTTCTCGCCCTCAACTGTTCTTTTACGCTTCTGTTTTTGTTGTATCCTTAAACACATAGGAAGCAATTTCCTGCTGTTCGGTCGTTACAGTTACGTCACCTTTCTGACCGGTTCCATTGATTCCAAAAGTAAGGGATACTTCCACCATGTCTTCGGCGTTCGAAGTCTTTTCCAGCTCAGTGATATAGCCCTGGAAGTATTTTCCCTTAAATTTATTGGCTCCGGCAGATGCCGGTTCGTCAAGATTGGCTTCCCAGATCTCGATTTTTTCATCATTCACCATGGCGTCTTCAAGGGAATCTAGCAAAGTATCACCTTTTGCAAGGATACTGGTCGCTGTAATCTCAACCTCTGTTTTTCCCGGTGTTCGGATCGAACCATCTTTGGTTTCGGTAGTATCGGCATCTTTGCTTACAGTCCGACCGTTTTCCGTGGTGAATGCCAATGCAGCAGCTGCATTTTTGGCTGCATCCTTTTCAATTCTGTACAGGTATACGATCTTGTTACCGCGTACCGCATCTGCAAATAACTGCAAATTTATTGTATTTCTCATGCTGTTCTCCTAACTGAATAAAAAAGTCACTTCTACGATTCCGTGAAGAAGTGGCTGGTTGGTAGTTGTGTCCGGCAATATTCTCTGATTCAAGTCCTGCACGGACCAGGAGAAGCTGCCGGTATGTTCCAGTTGTCTGCAAATCTGCTTGATCTGCAGAATCATCTGTGAAACTGTGCCTCGCTGCCGCGGATTGTCGTGCCAGACGTGGATTGTCTGGCTTACAATGCCGAACACAGCCGTTTTATTGGCTTTATCGGTTAAATCGCTGTCCGCCAGATAGATAAACGGGTATGGCGTACCTTCCGGCGGTAAAAACGTGTCATACACACTGTCTGGATACTGTTTTTTTAATTCCAGAAGCAACGTACTGAATAATTCCTGCTGTGGGTCCATCGTGTCACCTCGTAAGCTTTTTCAAATCGGATTTGAACTTCTCTTTCTGTGCCGTATAGGAAGGACGCATATACGGCTGTGCGTTCATATAACGGGTTCCATACTCCACATACGCCGCATACTCTGCCGTCGGCTCTACTTCCGCAGTCATGCCGCCGTCTGTAATGTCCAATCCGATGCTACGCTTTAATGTTCCACCCACATATCCAGGTATCCCTGTACTTTGTGGAGTTCCTACCGGTGCATTCTTCTGTGCTTTTTTCTGCAGTTCCGATCCATTTTTTCGTACAACCCGCTTTACATCGCTCATCTGCACGTTTTTCTTCAATTTGACCTGCAGTTTTTCCATTCCTTCCAGCTTGATTTTCGGCATCAGACCACCTCCGATAGTATGAATGTCTGTTTTACACGCAATTTCCGTGTATAGTCCACTTTATAGTTTGTGTTCCCGATCCGGATCCGATCAAACGGCTTCTGATAATGATTCTGGAGCTGCACTGTCACGCTGCCCTGACGGATCCCACCGTATACGATCTGCATGATTTCCGCCCGCGTATCCATCACAGATGCCATTTTCCGCACCTCTGTTACCTGATCGTCGGCATAGTTCCCAGTCGTTGGATCATACTCACCCGGCAGGACTCGCCGGAAGAAAATTGGCGTATCGTATCTCACAAAAACTTCACCTTTCCCTTCCTTGCCTCCCGCTGGCTGTCCAGATAAGACTGAATATCATCCATGTACCCGGCAAAATCATTTTCAGACCAGGAAAGGCTCTCGCCCTCAACACTGTGAGAGGAGAGCCCTTCTGATCCGATTCGGTTGAATCGAATGACTGAAACATCCAATATGATGTATTCCATTTCTTCCGGCGGCTCCAGACCGCCAAGAAGAAATTTCAACCGCTGTTTCGTGGCATTCAGAATCAGCTGTAGCTGCTGTTCTGTCTTTTTATCTGTGTCTTCCAGTCCAAGAAGCAGTTTCAGATCTTCGAGCATCGACTGCCTCCTACTTCTCTGGTTCTTTTACCAGTTCGATCACCGGGGTTCCACGCAGGTTTTTATCCGAAGCAAGCTCTTCCAGACGCTCTTTCGAGACCTTGATTCCCTCGCGTGGGAAAACATCACCCTCTCGGTACTCATGGTCATCGTCATGAAGATCCGTAAAGTATTCAATCACCCTGTACATAGGTTCCTCCTTCTCAGCTCTTCACAGCTACTGTTACATCGCCGGAACGGACTGCTTTATAATTCTGATCACACTCAACCAGCGTGATGTGATGGGTTGCTGTAGATGCGATTTCGGATTCTCCATCCCATTTGCTCCAGTTTTTCACGTCATCGCCGTATTTCACGGCAGTCGCGGATGCCGCATCTTTGTACTTCCAGCAGTTTTTCATAGACATCAGCTGCTCTTTTACGGAGATCTTTGTTTTTCCTGTTTCAGATCCTTCTGCCGCCGTTACGGTCAGTTTTCCAAGAGTCTGTGTATCCGCGCCACCAACGGAGATGTAGGCGATGGCATCCAGGTACTCACAGAATAAGCGCAGACCCATAATAGCGTACAGATCCGAAATTGCTCTCTCGTAGGTACCCTGTGCATGGAAACCGATAAAATGAGTAGTCGGGTCCGTTGTATAGCTGAGGCCAGCTTTTACGAACTCAGAGTCGCCCGGATCGATGTAATATCCGATGATGTTGTTGAGTGGAGTAGCAATGACGACGTTTTCCGGGACTTCAGAGCTTACGAAGACAACATCAGCACCAAGAAATTTCTTCATGTACTCAAAGCCGAACGCTGTCTGCAGGGAGATATCCGCGGCACCGACATGTTTATACACATCCAGTGTATTTACCCATACTGCTACGCCGGTAGCCGTTCTTCTCATCTTTTTGAACTTATCTTTAACCTTTCCGATTGCCATAGCAACCGCCATCTGCCAAGTGCTTTCATGGCCAGTCAGAGAACCTGCTTTCAGCTGTGCGTACAGCTTATCCATGACAACGTTTTGCAGATCGGTTTTGAACTCTTCGTCGGTATCCTGTACTGCGGCATCATATCCCTTTTCCGCGATTGCCTCCAGGGTTACTCCCTTACGATACTTGCTGATTTTAATAGTATCAAACGGAATTTCTTCCACAGCGTACTGGGAATACGGGATCTCTTCGCCCTCTGCGACCTCACCGGACTGCAGATTTCCTGTCACCTTTTTTGTCTTTAAAACGGTGTTGTTATCTTTCTTGATCATTCGGATAATGCCCAGGACGTCAAGCAGCGCCTGAATGTTTTTACCGAAAGATGTTACGAAATCAATCTCGCGGGCTTTTACCTGGACCTGTTCCTGACC